AATAAAAGGAATTAAATAATAAGTTTTTTATACTTATACTATATATAAAAATGATGAAAATGGGGATGAATGAACTTCCTATACATATATTTGGAATATTGATATTTATCATTTACTGCTTAGTTATTTTATTGTATATGTCGAAAAAATATCGGTATTTTTTTATTAATCCGATTGTTCAATTAATATTATTGTTGATTGGTATTCTATTAGCGACACATTGTTGTTTTTTTGGTATGTTATATTTAGTCGCCTATTCATTAACATATTATTTATTATACAAAAAGGAGCTATCAGAAGCATTTGATGTAGTGGAAAATACATCATTTACTCAACTTCAAGTCGAAAAAGATTCATTATTGGCTGGATTGGAGAATGATGAAGACGAAGTTGGAGCAGTTTGGGCTCTTAGTGATTTAGGAATAAAGATGGGATTAAATAAAGGATGATTTTGTAATAAAAAAATAATATATTTAATATTATAATGATTGAAGGACACATTATATTCAACGCGATTCTCTATTCTATCGTAATTGCTTATATTCTTTACATTAATTTTTCGGCTTATTATCAAACTGGAACCGGATTTTTGAAGGCACTGGTTAATTTATTTCAGAACTGGATATTTAGAACAGTGTATTTATTGATTGTTGGATTCTTTGCGCTCGATTTATTCCCATACGGCGGTTTTGTTTTAGCAATCTTGCTAACAATTGCTTTCTTGAATACAAACATGCTTGTATATAAGAAGGATGTAGAGGAGAGCATGGCGAATAAAGATGAAAAGAATGCTAAATTACCTTCTGATGGAACGGTTGGAGGAACCGGAGGAACACCTCCTCCTCCACCATCCGGAGCATCAACTCCATCATATCCTCCACCATCCGGAGCATCAACTCCATCATATCCTCCACCATCCGGCGCATCAACTCCATCCTATCCTCCACCATCCGGCGCATCAACTCCATCCTATCCTCCACCATCCGGAGCATCAACTCCATCCTATCCTCCACCATCCGGAGCATCAACTCCATCCTATCCTCCACCATCCGGAGCATCAACTCCATCCTATCCTCCACCATCCGGAGCATCAACTCCACAATATAATTTTCAATAAAGAATAATCTAATTCAACATATTATAAAATGCAATAGACTGAGTAAGATTATGTATATATTTTTATTTTAATAAAATAAAAATGAATGAAAATAGTCGTATATCATCAGTGATTGTATCCGTTTTTTGTATTGGAATAATAATATTTATTTTATTTACGCAAATGGAAATAAGCACAATTAAATTAAAGTTGAAAGATGCTTCACTAATACTTATATTTTTAGCACTATTAGTATATATTAATGGTTATGAAAAATTGTTTTTAGTTTTATTATTAGTATTTGTTATTTTTTACTTCACACCAAGCGAATATACAAACCGAATAATGTCATATTTTACACAAAAGAAGTCAATTTTGAAGAAAGTAAGGGTTGTTGAAGAGCAAGAGCAAGAACCCGAACAAGAACCAGACGAAGAATATGAACAAGAGGAACAAGATGAAGACCAAGAAGAAATAGATGATAATTATGATACTGAATCACAAGCAAATACTGAAATAACAATTGATGATGACATTGAAAATGAAGATATACAAATAAATAAAATATCACAAAATAATAATAATGATTGATTTATTATTACAAACAATAGGAGTAAATAGAATATTTAATGGAGTCTCAACAATGGCGATTCAATTTGGTGGGCGGTATGTTTCAGCAGAAATCCCATCTAATATAGAGCGAATATTCAGTCGCCCATTTTTTAGAAGATTATTTATTTTCTTTATTGCTTTTATTGCTTTTAGAGATATAAAAATCGCAATCTTGGCGACACTTGTATTTATAATATTATTCAATTATTTATTAAATGATAAGAGTAAAATCTATTTAGGAAAAATATTTAGATTACAACCATTGGAAGAAATTAAAAAGGAGACTCCAATAACAGCAGTTGAATTAGAACAATCAATAAATGTTATTCGTCGATATAACCAGAGTTTAGAACAAAAGAAAATAAATGTTTCGCAGTTAAAATAATTCCTTTTGCGTGTTATTTTAAATTCTTAAATCTTAGCTGTATTAATGAGTATAAAAGTATTTCAGGATAGTGATACAAATACAATTAAATACAATGATGATATGAATGTTCCAAATCAGAATATTCGAATTGTTCAGTCGAATGATAATTTAAAAAGTTCGCGGTATAATAATAGTAGTTCTATGCGACCGAAATTAAATGAAGATAACAATCCAAAAGAGAATATGTTATTAAATGATATAAATTTACTGGGGAACCCCAAAAAGACGCGGGGGATGAGTTCATCTGAGGAAGAGACTGAAAATACATATACAACCGAATCCGAAGTTATGACAGAGGAGGACAATACATCAATGACAGGGGACGCTGACCGTCTTTTAGGAAACAACCATGAAGGTGATAGTGATGAAAATAATGATTTCGATCCATTCAATAACGAAGAATCTGGTTCATCCGGAAGTGGAGGCGACGAAACGAGCAACGAAGGAACCAATACTACAAGTCAGAGCGGAGAGGAAACGAACACTACTGCTTCATCCAGAAGGCGCCCTCCTCAACGCCAGAAGACGATTGATGAAATTAATCAGGAAAAACAGGAAATGCTTTATCGTTTAGAGAGATTTGAGCAGAATGGGTTTAAGGCGAGCCGGAAGTTCAATATGACATCTAATTATGATGATATTAAGTTTGAGTATGAAAGGATTAAGAAGCAGAGGGATGTAGATAAGAGCATTAAATTTCAGAGAAAGATTTTGATGGCGGTTTGTAGCGGTGTTGAGTTCTTAAATGGAAAGTTTGACCCCCTGAATGTTAAGCTGGATGGATGGTCCGAGTCAATTTATGAGAATTTACAAGAGTATGATGAAGTATTCGAAGACTTACATGAAAAATATAAGGAGAAAGTAAAAGTAGCGCCGGAGTTGAAGTTGCTTATGATGGTTGGTGGAAGCGCATTTATGTTCCATTTGACAAACTCGTTATTTAAGAGTAAAATGCCCGGGCTTGGTGATATATTACAGCAAAATCCGGAACTGGCGCGAAATGTCCAGCAGGCTGCGATGAACAGTATGAAGCAGAATGAGGCGAAAAGTGGGAATAGCGACCCGCTATTTGGGATGATGATGAATCAGGCGCAGGGTATGATGAATAAGAGGGCTGGTGGAGCAGGAGGTGGGGGTGGGTCCGGCGCAGGCCCACGAGAAATGCGTGGTCCAAGTGGAGTTGACGACATTTTAGCTATGGTGAATAATCAGAATGCGCAGAGGCCACAGGCGCAATCAAAGCAAGAGGATACGATTAGCAGTGTATCGTCTCAGGAATCAACGAAGAAGCGCATTAAGATTAAGAAACCCGTCGGTAATGGGAACGGTAAATTCGTTTTGAATCTTCAATAAATATATATATAAAATTATGGGAGATATTTTTATATCAATTGCGTGTTATAGAGATTCCCAAGTTATCCCAACAGTTGAGAACGCATATAAAAATGCTAAAAATAAGAACCGGCTTTTTTTCGGGGTTTATGCTCAACTGGCGGATAAGGATGTGGAACTGAAATTTGATTGTCCGGCGACGCAGGTTCGCCTCTTGGTTCATCCACACACGAATGCGCGGGGGCCAGTGTATGCGCGTTATATTATTTACAACCGGCTATATCAAAATGAGGAGTTTTATCTCCAAATTGACAGCCATACGCGTTTTATTCAAGACTGGGATGAACAATTAGTTTGTATGTTGCGGTCGCTTCGGGAGAACTGTGTGATTAGCACATATCCCGTGGGATATAGTTTGAAAACGGAACAACTCATGAAGACTGATAAAGTGAATATTGTCAAGTTGAAAAAAATACGGAATGGTGTCCCCGTTTTCTATTCTGTTCCAGTCAGATTAGAGTGCCCCGAGAAGAATCTTTTTTGGGCGGCCGGATTCAGTTTTTGTTATGGGTCCGTTTTTAAAAAGGTTCCATTCGACCCCCACTTAAAGAATATATTTTGGGGCGAAGAATTTCTGATGGCGTTGCGCTTTTATACGAGCGGGATAGAAGTTTATACGCCGGACAAAAATATTGTTTACACTCTTTGGGACCGCAATTATCGCCCGACATTCTGGGAATTGCGAAATATTGACGCGAAGAAGTTCGACGCGCATGGCTTAATCAGTTTTTTACGACTATGTAAAATTGCGGGGTTTTATAATTCGCGGATTGCAGAAGAGCGGGTATTGAAGGACCTTGAATTATACGGGAGTGGGAAAAAGAGGGGGGTGGATGAATTTTTGGAAGTGAGCGGAATAAAAAAGATGACGAAGGATGTGGTCTATTCAAAATACGTTAGAGAATTCGTTGATAAAATTTAGGTTATGATTACTTTTATCTAAAAATTAAAAATTATTTTATTGTATTATATGGAAGGTATTATTCAATTGAAAAATATAATAGAAAAATATTTAGAAAGGGAATATAAAGAAGATAAAGAAATATCACTTACGGATTGTTATCTTTTCTTTTTGTTTTTTTTACAGCGGTGTCAGTTAGTTTGTAATATGTTGCGCTTACTTAACGTGGAAATGAACGACTTATTCGCATTTTCGATTAAATATTGTATAATGTATGAGAATGACTTTTCAAAAGTCATTCGGAAAATGTATAGTTTCAAGCGGGAGTTTGATAATGAGGAGATAATCGTCGAGATTCTGAAATTTATTAAATCGACAGAAGTTGTTCAGGAGAAATCGACGAAGTTGGTGGGGAAATTTGTGGCGGAACATAAGACGCGACTGAAAGGAATATTGAACAAGTTCGGTTCAATAAAAGGGATGATGGACCAATATGACCAGAGTCTAATAAATGATAGTGATGTGTTTGGTTGTATTGAGGACAGTCTAGTTATTCAAACGAAGAAGGATAAAGTTAGTCGGGAGATTGTTATGATTGAAGAGGAGTGGCGGATGTTTGATAAAAAAGGGAACATACTTTATTCGATATTGCGAGAATGGTATAAAATATAATATAACATATAATTATGGTAAGAATATTAACTGAATCGATAATAACTATAGATGATTCTGTGAACCGTCCATATGTTATATCATTTCATCCAGAATATCCAATTTTAGCATCTAACAGTTTAGCGAATAGTATAGTAAATTTATGGGAAATTAATCAAGAGAATTCAGTAAATTTAGTGAATACATTGAGAAATAGAGATGTAAATATAATTTCTAGTAATATCGCATTTCATCCATCTGGACATTTTATGGCAACTGGTTCTTCGAGAAATAATAAAGTAATATTGTGGCATATACAACCTGATATTCAGAATGTTAATATTGTTCAGACTTTAGAAGAACATACGAGAGCAATTCATTCAATCGCATTTAATTCAACTGAAAATCTTATGGCAACTGGTTCCGGAGATTATACTGTCAGATTATATCATCTAACATTAACAGAGAATACCATACAAGCAAGATGTATAAATACATTAAGAGTAGCGGATGAAAATAGTATGGGATGTTATATTCCATCAATTGTTTTTCATCCAACAAAAAATATTCTGGCAACTTCTTGTAATATTTCATTGGGTTTAAAAGAAATAAAATTGTGGGAAATTCGTTCAGATAACTCATTTGAATCTTGTAATGTAGAATGTATGAAAAGTTTAACAAATTCTCATCAAATGACATCAATTGCGTTTAATTCAACTGGAAATCTTATGGCATCTGGAGATGATAATTCAGAAATAAAATTATGGCATATAACTGATAATGTTCAAATGACAAAATGTGTAAAAACTATAGATGAACATGTTGGACCTGTTAATTCTGTAGCTTTTCATCCAAATCAAAATATTCTGGCAACTGGTAGTTTTGACGGAACTACAATATTATGGAGAATTAGTTCAGATGAATCATTTGTAAATTGGGAAGTAAGATGTATAATTAAATTGAAAGGGCATGTATATGATATTACATCAATCTCATTTCATAAAAGATATTTATTTTTAGCGACTTGTTCCCAAGATAAAATTAAAATATGGAAATTGAATGAAGATGGAGAAGTAGAAAATAATAATTCAAATAGTGAAAGGAATCGGAACAGGAGACCACAAATAACAAATTCAAACAGCAACAGCAGTAGTAACAACAATATTAATAATTATATCTCACAATTAAGACAATTAACACAAGAACAACTGATAGAACTCGTAATAAGACGACCAATACAAAACACAAACAATCACAATAATTATATCTCACAGGTAAGACTCTTAACACAAAATCAACTGATACGTTTATTAACAATGCGACAACAACGAGCACAACAAAGACCATACAGAATAAATCCGAGTGTGAGACCACCAATTCAACAACAACAAAGAGAAGAACAAATCACAATTAGAGAAAATTTACTAAATCCAGTAAAAAATTCAAAGAATTCTTGTCCAAATTTTAATGAATTATATGAGTTTATTATGAGACAAAATTTATCTGGAAGATTTTTTTTTAGATATGAAGGTTCAAATCATAAAGTAGTCGATCACGGTGGAGCAAGAAGAGATGTTTTTGATAAAATACTTCCAGTTTATACAAAAAAATTTTTTAAAGAAATTGAAGAAAATGAAGATTATGTAATACTTAGAGAAGATGTAGATATGAATACTCTTTTTCGCGAAACAGACCAATTAATATTATTAGCAAGCGCTTCTGAAACAAAGATATTTTTAAAAATTGACCCAATATTATTATCTTTATTAAAAGGTAATCAATTTACATATTTTAATAATAATAAAAGAAATAGTTTTAGTAACTTATATGATAAATTTAATCAATATATTGAACATAGTAATAATAATAGTCATTTATTAAAAAATGAACATAACAAACGTGAGTTAATGAAAACACTTAAGAACCAAGCATTGAAAAACAAAAAATTGAAACAAACAATTGAACAAGAAATTCTATTTCGAAGATTTGCTATAACATGTGGTTTTACTAATATGAAACAATTTAATAAAATGGCACAATTTATACGTAAATTCTATTATAGACGAAAATCTTTTATTACTTGTAAATTGAAGTTTGACGTAAAAACTTTTGTAAAAAGAATTAAACTTTTTAAAAAAATATATTTAAATCCAGTTGATTATCGTCTAGAACCAATTCCATTAGAAAAATATGTTAGATTATCTCAAAATAATGAGAGTGTTCGTATAATAAATAATTCAAATGCGATTATTACAACTTATCCATATTTAATTCCATTTCTTAATTTTATTTTTGGACCTGAAAGTTCAGATGATGATAGAAAATTATTTGTTGTATATGTTTCTGGTAGTTCATCGTATACTGGTGAATTAAAAATATGCGTATCATCTCTTACACGTGTTGAAGCTGGACAACCATTTCATGCTACAACTTGTGGGAAATATTTAGAATTATTTATAAATCATGATCAAAATAGACATAATATTACAGTTGATGCGATTAGAACCCAATTATTCGAAGATACTGGATTCGGATTAGAATAATTATTCAATCAAAAAAGCTAAACTTATTTTTCCTCATCTCCATCGCTAACCGCGACATTCCTGATTTCCGCGATGGAATGAACTCCTCCGCTCCAAGTATAAAATAAAAATCCCGCAAACATTCATAAACTTGTTTGTATTTATCCTTTGAGCCATAATGTAGATTACCAATATTTGCGGGTGGGACTGTATTTTGAATAATTGTTATGTCCTCCGGAAGTTCAGACGCGATGAGGTCCCTCGCGGTCGAATCATCCGTCGCCAAATAAAACGTCTTTATTCCCGTTTTATTTATTGTTTCTTTGACTCTTTGGATGAACTCATTGATATCATGTTTCATGTCAGTGTTTCTGAAATGACCGGCGATATATTTTTCATCGATTTTCTTTTCGTTTTCCAACTCATCTTTTATTTTTTTAACGACTTTTATATTTTTCATTTGGAGATTCCCATGGGCTCCTCCATAAATTATAACATCGTCATTAGTATCCCAATCAACTATTGATATGTTTATTTCTCCAATAAAATACTGGCCATTTATATATTTTGCGGGGGTTTTTTTTATTTCGTCGCCAACTGGACATTCATTGTCGTATTTATCCGAGTAATTAAGAGAGGCGTCATCTATGAAAAATATGCGACCGAAATCCATCATAAAAGCGCTGTGATTCGCGCAATCGATAATCAGTTTTCTATTCGTCTCCTTCGCTTTTTGAATACAAAAATTAATTCCCTTTAACATGTGGACGAGACCACCACTTGCTTTGTAAATAATATACATATATTATTTAAAATGTTATTATAATTTGCTAAAAACTTAATTATTTCAGCTTTGAAAAAACATTCGTTTTCGGAATGAAATCATTTATCGCCCTAAATTTTTGGTCCTGAATTTGCTTCTTACGACTCTCCTTTGGTTCCCCCTTGAAATGAATTGTGAAATTATCATCATTTGCTGGTGATTCAGTTGTCCCCATATTTAAATTAATAATTTTTTTAGCGGTCAGCTTGCGATTTGAGAAAACGCCTAAACTTTCGCCAGTATGTGGCGTTTTCATATCGAATAGAGTCGGCGAATTCTTGGGCTTATTTTCAATTGCCAACATATTGAGAGTCCCACGGTCATTTTCTATATGGAGCATCGATTCAAAATCGGTTTTCCCCCATATTATTTGGAGACAATTTGGATAATAATATTTGACATTGAAGCCATTCTGTTTTAGCCGGAAAATGACATATTGGATACAGTTCGCAAAATTATATGTAGGCTTTCCAACAATAAAATCGGGAACAATAAAAATACTAAATGGTTCATCTCTTAATACTGATGTTTGAACACGATGAAAACACATTTCCAGAACATCCTCATATATTTTTAGACGGCCCTTCTCCCGTTCATGGATAAACTTTTTTATTTCACTAACATTATACATAATTTTATGATTTATTTTTTTTTCGTAATTCCATCGAAAAAAAAGTGATATATAAATTAATGAAAAAAATACCGAAAATTAAAAAATTAATCCTGTCCGGAGGGGGAATAAAAGGGATTGCGATTGCTTCCGCTCTGGAAACACTCGATAATGAAATCAAGCTCTTTTCAACAGTCCGAGAAATTATTGGATCATCCATTGGGGCCTATATAGCTTTCTTCATTTGTATTGGCGTCAGTTTAAGAAAGATTCGCGTTATTTTTGAAAATATCCGTTTAGACCAGTTTCAAGAGTTCGACATGAAAATGTTCATCTCCAAGTTCGGCTTCGATGAAGGTAATAAGATGATGAATTTTGTTAAAGCTATTATTCAGACACAAGGAGTCGACCCAAATATTACATTCCGACAATTGAAGAAAATATCAAAATATAAGTTGATTATAACGGCGAGTAATATTTCTCAGTCGGCTCCAAAGTATTTCTCCGCAAAAGAAACTCCCGATTTTTCTATTCTGACCGCCCTGCGCATTTCAGGTGGTTATCCATTTGCCTTTACACCGGTTGAAATAGATGGCGAACTCTACTCAGATGGGGCCATTATTTCACCAATCGCGACGAATGTTATTACAAAGAAGGACCGAAAACGGACACTTGCTATTCTTTGTAGTCGCCCAACAAGTCAGAATAATATAGAATCAATATATCAATATATTCTCAACGTAATATATTGTATTGTGGATAGCTTAACTGAACAACTCGCTAAACAACTAAAGCATAAAGTTATCATTCAATCAACTATACCATCAATGAAATTTAATATAAATGAGGAAGAATGTGTCCTATTAGAAAAAACAGGGGAAGACAGCGCAAAGGAATGGCTATCTAATTATGCGTTATCAGAAAGGAATGTCTCAATGGCTTCCGCGGTTCTTGGTCCATCATAATCAACATATTTATCATCTTTGGGATTCTTATATAATCGAAGAGTCGGAAATCCTTGAACACCTGCCTTCGAAGCAAACTCCTTATGGTCATCACAATTAATCATAACAACGTTCTTATTTGGAATTTTCATATATTTATTTCTGAGTTGTTCATATTCTGGTTTCATCGTCTTACAATGACCGCACCATGGTGCATAAAATAGAACCATAGTTGGTTTTGTAGATGAGAATACTTTTTGGGGGTCATCGTCGCCGGAATCATTGGATGAAGCGGGGTTTTCCATAAGCGCATCGTAATTATCAAAACTCTCATTGTTGTCCATTCTTCTAAACCGGTTCGGGTAAAAAACAGCAAAAATGATAACAGCAACAATAAAAACTCCTAAAACAACCCATAAAGCAATCTGGATTTTATTGTCGGAAGAACATCCTGACGCCATTTTCTTAGAAGCTTTCGCAAGATTAACCTTAACTTTCATATTATATAAAATAAAAAATATTTAATTATTTCATTCATAAATCGTTTTATATTCTTTTCTGCTTGGATTAGTGTAGTGTCTGATAGTCGGGAATTTAGTAATTCCCAAATTTGGATTGTCATCACAATTTATTATAGCAATTCGATATTTGGGATTATCCTTATAAGTCTCTCTTAACATTTGATAATCTGGTAAAAATTGAGAACAAACACCACATTTCGAACTGTAAAATAATACAATTGTTGGAGTTGTAGTATCTAATATAGATTCAGAATCAAATTGAATATTTGGTTTATTTTCCATATTTTCATGAGTATTCTCTCCAAGTTTATTCGTCTGGCTTAAATAAATCACAATAAGAATAACTAAAATCCCCAATAAAACTAATAAAACAATATAGATATTGTTTGAACAATCAGATGCTTTTGAAATATTCATTTTTGCTTTCATATTATATAAAATAAAATATTATAGATATTATACATATTATGAATGAACTTCCGCAATTTATAATAAGTGGGCTAAAATCAATCCACGAGATTACGAGCAACATTGATTTTAAGAAAACGACCGAAGATTATGTCAGGTCTCAATTGAAAATTAAAATGAATCAAGAAATTAAAACCGACGAAAACTTCTTCAATTTCCTCCAAAAAAATGATAAGCACCTCAAGAAATTAAGAGTATTCTGTGTTGTTCCAGCAAAGGAACAATCTCTTAAAGAACACATCTCCCATCATTTCAGGAAGATTAACACTAAATATGATGGAGATAAGTTGTTTTACTTCTATTTTCAGATTGTCATGGTTGAGCAATATCTGAACTCAAATGGGAATGACCTAAAACGCCAAGACCTCAAAATACGTTTAGAGAATCTACTAAAAACGGATTGTCTGCGCGAACAACTGGAACATAAACAGTGTTTAAGCAAGAATCACAACAAAATTGATGTAATTGTCATGAGTGATTTAAAGAAGAATGTGAGCGATATTTGTAATGAAGAAACCACTAATCTTGACAAGTGTATTCATCAGAATTTCTATAAGAGATGAGAATAATATTGAACTTGGACTTTGTTCCAGTCATCAACGAAAAGCATATGTTCTCATAATTATTCGCAATGTCAATAAGGACGAGTTTTCCATCAATAATTGTTGCGATTCCCTCTATGTTCTCCCGATATTCTCTATCACGTGGAATAAAACACGTCGCGAATCGGTTCAAATTCTGGATTGATAAATAATCGACTTCATAAACACCTTCAAATCGGATTATTTTTGGAATATCATATAATTCAAATAAACGCGTAAAACTGATTTCAGTATTCAGACTTTTAGTATCTTTTCCTTCCGCGTTGTCTTTGATTATTTTTAAATATATTTGATATTTAAGAAAGGTTTGGTTTATCTTTTCATATAGAGTCCGCTGAGATTCATCATATTCATCGCGATTATCAACCACGATATACTCTTCTATATCTTCGTTTTTATAGAAATATTCGGCTATTGAATGTATGCCTGTATCCATTTCTGCTTCCATGTTATTATAATATAAACCATAGATTTTATATTCAATTTTTACAGGAAAATAATTGTTCCAATTTTTATTCCGAGTGTTATACCAATACCGCCAATTATAGATGAAATAAACACAATTTTAGAGATTTTCATATAATTCACTTTATCCTTTTTTTTAGATTGATTTGATTTTTTTGGATATGTTATTGGACTGTTTTTTATCGGAGAATTTTTTGGCGCTGGTGGTCTTAGAGATTCATATCTTTTTTTTATAGGAGAATTTTTTGGAGATTGTTGTCTTGAAGAGCCTTTCTTTTTTATTGGAGAATATGTCGGAGTTGGTTGTCTTTGTGGAGAATCTTTTTTGGGAGGTTCAACTTTTCTAATAATTGGCTTATTTGCTCCACTATCAATATCAGACTGTTTTATTAGAAGGCTATTACTTATTTTGTTTGATAACTCTTGTGATATGACTAATTTTCCCATTATTTTATAATTTAAGAATATAAAAATATTTTATGATAGAAGAATAATCATGAACCAAATAAAAATAAATATTGTAAATTCAAATATTGACCAATTTAAAAAAAACGAAGACTATGTTATAACTCTTCCAAAATTTTTAAATTGCGGGACATATGGATATGTTTTTACAACTAACGATGATAACTATTGCGTTAAAATATTATCATTGAACCCACATTTAGATAATAGTAATGATTTAGTAGATTATGAAGAAATTGAAGTTATTGATAAAATAATTGAATCGAAACAAACTTTCGAAGTAGTTAGTTCAGAGTATTGCTACGGTAAAATAAAATATTATAATGGGAACCTTGATATTAAGTCATCAACACATATAACAATTAATAAAACTGATAATAATATTCCTCGTAAAAGTTATATAGAACAGAATAATAAAGTTAAAAAATTTGTTATTTATGAAGAGAACTATGTAATAATAATGCCCCGTTATTTTGACCTTCGAAATACAAAAATAAAACCAGAAGAAGTATGTAAAAAAGTAATCAAATCAGTTGATGAATTATTGAGTATTGATTTGATTAATATTGATATCAAAAGGGCGAATTATATGGTCGATATAAACAATAATATTAAGATGATTGATATGGGGATGATGCGTAATAAAGATAAGATGGATAAATCTTTTAAAGAAGATGATGTTTCTTATTATACATGGCCTATTCACCAAGTTCTGAAACATAAACAGTTGATACCGTATATGATTTCAATTTTTATGTTGGAATTGAAATTTCCAAATGATGTATATGAAATCAAAAGAGATTATAATCATATATTGATGATTATTAAGAAATTTATGGGATTAGAAGAATTACCTATTATGTTCAGAGATATAATACAAAAAGCGTTGACTCACGGGGTCGATTATGAGATATTTTCGAGAATGATATCATTTATATAAAATTGATAGTAAAAAAGGGTTAATTTTTTAAATATATAAAATGAATCAACAATTTTTAATTTACAAATTAATCGAATTGAACGGATTAACTGGTTCAGACCAAAAAATCCGTGATGAACTGAGAAGGATATACGGTTCAAAACGAGCGATGTTTATGGAACAAGTTCTTTTTTTGAGGATTCCTCTTTTTGTTTATGTCTTTGAAAGTGGGCTTGTTTGTCTCATCTTCCAAGACAAACAATATCTGTTTGAAAACCCATTTGGCAAACATCTGAGTGGCACTTTCCAACTTTTTGTTCAAGACGACATTGTTGTGTTGTTCTCTGGACTTATGTTCACATCATTTGTTTTTGAAAAAGGTGGGTTTTCAAAAATCGAATATAAAAGCTATCCTGAGTGGCCCTACAAGCGCTTTGTAAAAGGAAATGTCATTCTTTTGAGCATTGGACGCATGATTCTGTCATTTACACTGGAAAATGGAATTTTTACAAAGCGTTATTACCCAATCAGACATGGAATTGATGGTGGGATTCTGACTTTTGTTCGAGGGATTCCATACTTTGTGTGTTGCATCCATCCTCGCAATTTTCCACTAATTGTGGTTTCAATCAATCTGATTACGGGCCAACAGAACACTGTTGTGAAAATGGAAGAAGGTGAACATTTTGGTTCATTTGAAATGAATGATGATTGTCTTTCGATTACCACAACTTCATGTGGCGATTGTAAGAAATCGCCGGTGGACCAACTGATAATCAACGAAACGCGAGAAAGTTGGATTAAAGATCAAGGAATAATCTGGGACAGAGTTCACTGGAATTAAAATCAAACATCGAGTTTGATTTTTATAAATTATCACCGATTCATCGCTTGATGAAGGAATGTCAGGATGCTTTTCGGGTCTCGTGGACCCATGTATTCAACAGGAGAATTCGCACGACTATCGGAAAACTGAATTGTCGGAAATCCTTGGATACCATTAGCTTCTGCGATTTCATTATGTTTTGAATTGTAATCAGCATTGAACGCTGCGGTCTGAATCCCAGTCTTTTTATGGAGGGCCTCCGCGAGTGCTTCCCAGAGTTGAGTCATTTCTGGACTATGACAGTGAGGGCACCAGTGCGCGTAATAAACTGTAATCGTCGGCTTTCCATCGAGAGGAACCAGTTTGCGTTTTAGGTCGATAACCTTAAAATCAGACGGTTTCAGTTCCTTGACATATTTCGAATCTCCGTATATAAGTTTATCGTCCTTCTTTGATTTCTGCGTTTTTTTTGCTTTTGTGGCCGGTTTTTTAGTTGCTTTTTTTGCTTTTGTGGCTAATCTAACTTTTTTCTCAACCATTATATTATAAATAATATAATAATTTTATTTTTCTAAATGGTATAATTCATTACATAGTGAACCGTTTCTAAAAATGTATGCGATGACGCGTATTTTTTCAGCTTATGGACTTCTTCCCCTTGAAACTCAAACCATTTTGGGATGAGATACTTCTTTTTACAAACAGCCGGCGTGTGATTCATTCTCCGGCCCGTTATTTCAAGAACCTCCTTCATAAATTGCTTACACTCCTTAACTGTATCCCCCTTCAAACGCATCCTCTTTAAATTCAAATAAAACTGGCGGTTAGCCCCGACTTGACGGATATCTTTCGGTTTCAGTTTGTATTTTTTAATCAGTTGATAAACATCATCATACTTAATGTTTTTGAATAAATCCTTCTGGTTTTTAGAAAGGAATCGGTCTAATATTTTATAAAGTTGGGACTCCTTATCATCCAATAAGCAATAATTGACTTCCTTCTTTTTCCCTAAGAATTCAATGTGTATTTTGTCATCCTTTTTACGAATGTGGTCTTTCGTTAATGTAAGTGCTCCATCAGTTCCATAAAGTTTCTTATACTTCTCATGGCCAATCCGGAAATTACATTCATCCATTAATACAATTGACGTAGTTATCTCATTATAATGCTTATAGCAATAATCTAATAGTTTATCAACCCTCTGAATCATTTGAACAAAATTCTTGAACTTATTTCCCTCTGCCTTCTCTAAATATTTTTTAGTGTAAAAATACTGTTTCCTTCCAGCGTTATCAATTACACACGCATATATTTTATCATTTAATGGGGGATGATAGAGGATTGCTTTTGGAAAACCGAGGGCTACCTTCTGAATATTGTTCGGTAAATCACTTTCCCTAATGGGTTCCCTTTTATCATTAAAAAATTTTGACTCTTTTTTTTCTAAATTATTCAATTGGTAAAACTTCATATATTATAATATATAATAAAATATGATTGCTGTTATTTTAGCTGGAGGCCTCGGAAAAAGAATGAATTCCGATTTACCAAAACCCGCACACAAGATTGATGGAAAGTCGCTCCTTCAACACGTCATTGATAAATTAGCATCATTTGAACGACTTTTTATCGTATATGGTCAGAAACGTCTCGATGATTATATTGTCCCGCAGAATAATATTGTGTGGGTTCATCAGGACCCGCAGTTGGGGACCGGCCACGCAGTCCAAGTAGCTTTTCGCGAAATAGAGAAATATTATGATGGTGTTCCAAACACTAAAATACTAATTTGTAATGGGGACGCACCTTTTATTAAGAGGGAGACCATACGCAAAATAACTGGCGCCCAATTTGAGGCGTCCCTCCTACTTTGTGATGTAGCTAATCCGCATGGATATGGACGTATTATATTGGAAAATCAACGGTTCAATCGAATCGTTGAAGAAAAGGACTGTGATGCGAATCAGAAGAAAATAACACTAATAAATGCGGGTCTATATTGTTTATCGTATGACCTCTTGAAGAAATATATCCACCAGTTAAGCAACCAAAACGCCCAGAATGAATATTATTTAACGGATATTTTTGAAATATTAGTTAAAAATGATGAATATATTAGTAGTGTTATTATCACTGATGAGATGGAGATTTATAATATAAATACTCCGGAACAATTAGAATCCGCAAATAATTACTATATGAAAATTAAATAAGGCTACTCACAATTGGATTCCTATTTCTTTTTGCTCAAAATATTCATTAGTGATTGACGCTGTTGAGCTAAACTTGGAGGACCTTTCGGTTTAATAATAACGTCTGTTTTAACAGATTCATTATCTGTATTCGTAAATTCGCGAAACGTTTTAATTTCTATTGGAACAGGCGCCAATTGATTCATTCCTGATTGAATTTGCTGGAATTTCAAGAATTGCTGGAATTGATCCATAATTTGAGGGTTCATAATATTCTGAACTTGATTCAATTTTGGTTCTAATTTTTCCTGTTGTTGTTTCTTCAATAACAATGATTTTTTGTTTGCTTCTTCTTGAAGACGTTTATTTCGGTCTTTCTCTTGTTGTTCTCTATCCTTCCTCTCTTTTTCCAGTTTTTCATTCATAAACATTTTTGCTAAATGTGGTTGCTTTTTAAATATCTTTTTCATTTTTTCTTGATGTTCAATATTTATTTTTGAACTTACAATACTTTCGAGCTCTGTTCGAGCATCTTCTTGAACACTTTCATCATCTACTCGTTCCTCATTAAAATCAATATTTTCATTTGACCTATATAATTGTCTCCACATGACTTTATAGTGAATTCTATACTGATTACGAATAAATCGGTTCTCTTTATATTTATATACAACTTTTTTCCTATTATTTTTCTCCGGTGTTTTTGTATAAATGAAATCATCAATCGCATTATCAGGGACGTGATATTCGCTAAAATGATTTGGAAGAAATGATTCTAAAAATGCGTTCCACATCAGATTCAATACAATATTCCTATCGATATCACCCAATTTATTAGGGGGCCACCAAGATGTATTATTTACATCAATAATATATATCCGACCATCTTCATGAGACCGTAATACATCAATTTCTCCCATTTCTAAACCAATATATCTACAATAAGTAATAATTTTATGACATTCCTGCTCAGTTAGATATTTAAGTGGGTTAACAATCTGGATTGAACGGTTCTTCGATGTAAATCGAAGTCCTCGGTTTCGCGTCTTAAAAAGAACACACGGAATAATTCCACCAACAATTGGAATACGTAATTCATAAAGAGTATTTGGGTCCTTCTTATCAGTATAATCAATAATTTGCTGGTAAGAATGGTCCTTAAATATATCATTCGCATCAATCGGGCATTTCAAGAAAAAACATGATTTTGTTCCATTTCCATTATGCTTACTGATACAATATCCATTGAAAGTTATTGGGTCCACTTTGTATCCATACCCAAAGTGATTTTCAAATGATTCCGCGATGAAACCTTTTGCTGTATCAACCAAAAATAAATTAATCAACTTGATTTTTTTACCATTCTGTTTAAGTTTTGGAGTTTGCTTATTAATGTCCATACGAGGGTCCCAGTAGATTCCAACATCATATTTACCATTTAGTTTATTACTCATTTCAACTCCGGCTTTACGAAGCATGAAATAAGTAGTAGATTTTTGAAAATGTGGATAATTTCCATATATATATACTTTTAGAGGAGTTAGATTCTTTTCAACTGTTATTGGTTTAACTCCTCCAAAATAACAGAAGTCTTTCTTCTCGCGTGGATTTTCTAACTCATATTCTTTTTCATCCGATAATGTTAATAACTGGCGAGCTTTCAATAAATTTTCTTGTGGAACTTCTACTGGTTTATTTTGTTTTTGAGATGGTTTTTCTTTTTGTATATTTTTCTCTTCTTTAACAGACCTCTCATCCTTAACAGACCTCTCATCCTTAACAGACCTCTCATCCTTAACAGACCTCTCATCCTGTTCAGACCTCTCATCCTGAACACTTTTTACTATTTTTTTTGACAATATTTCATTTTTTTCCTCGATATTTCCTAAATCTTCATTAAATGTAGATTCACTTGATATTGAATTTTTAGAAGATTCGTCCATAAAAATGAAAATATATAATTTTCTAAATTATTACGTAAAAAAATAAAAAATATTTTGCTCTAAAATTATAAATGAAATGTTGTTATATTAGTATTTTAACAACTGATAGTTATTTAAATGGAGCACTCGTTTTATGGAAATCTCTGATGAGCACATCTCCTAAATATCCTTTTAGTCTTTTAGTTAGTCCAATTTTATCACAAGATACATTAGACACACTTAAAAAGCACGGGATTAATACAATTAAGATAGTCCCAATTAAAAACCCGATTTTAGATGACCCAAAAGACCGGCGCTATTATAATTATAGCAAACTAAACATGTGGAACATGACACAATATGATAAAGTTGTCTATTTAGATGCTGATATGGTTGTATTACATAATATAGATGAGTTATTCGAAAAGAAGAATATGTCTGCGGTTAATGCGGGAGGATGGATTAAAAAAGATTGGGTCCAACTAAACTCTGGTCTCTTAGTCCTCGAACCAAATAGTCTCGTTTTTGAAAATATGAAATCAAAAGTAGGTCAGATTGAGAAAGAGAAGGGAAAGGGAGACCAAGCATTTTTACATCAATATTACCACGACTGGCCATCTAAGATTGAACTACATTTACCTCATATTTACAATATATTCGATAGTCATATCGGAGCTTATAAGAAGAACTTCGGATATTACATCGATGAAGTTCAAGGAAAAGAATATGACTTCAAGAGAATTAAAGTTATTCACTATATTGGACAGACTAAACCATGGGATACAATTCATACAATCGAGAATTCTGTAAAAACCGATGATGAAACACACGCTAACAAAATATGGGTTAAATATTTTCGGACATTATAAATTTTTAGCATAAAAGTATCTCTTCATTATTTGAATAATGAAGAGTTTCCAAGCATTATATGGAACATCAAAGACAGATAAAACAAAGAAGTGGCTCATTTCAGTAAAAATGAACCCTGACAAAACAGCTACAATAATCACTGAAAATGGATATGTCGATGGTAAAATGAATGTTAGTCATCGTATAATAAAAACCGGTAAAAATATCGGTAAAGCGAATGAAACTACCGTTCTCGAACAGGCTGTTCAAGAGGCCGAAAAAAAATATAATGATAAAATTGAGAAGGAAGGTTATTCTACGGATCCGGACCACATCGAAATAAAAGTTTTTCCAATGTTAGCGAATAAATTCGACCCAAAGAAGAAAAAGTCCAGTATTATTTTCCCTTGCTTTGTCCAACCAAAATTGGATGGATTGCGCTGTATGACTTCAAATAAGAAGGCACCAGTTATGAAAAGTCGGGCGGGGTTGGAGTTTAAGAAGATACCGCATCTAATTGAAGAAGCTAAAAAGTTTTTGGAAGTTGCAGATGGTTTTGGGCACGGCTCAATTTATATCGACGGCGAATTATACACGGATAAGATACCATTTGAAGAATTATCTGGATGTATTCGGATGGAGGATGAGACCGACCCAGAAAAAGAAGCTAAGCTGAAATTGATTGAATATCATGTGTATGATTTATATTGCGCAGATAATCCGGAAATGGATTATGAGAATCGGAAGAAACTAATTGATTCCATTTTCAAAAAGAAGAAGTTCAGTCATTTGAAGAATGTAGAGACTGACGATTGTAAGAATAAAGAAGCAGTCGAAGATTTTCATACGACTTTTATTCAGAAAGGATATGAGGGTTGTATGTTGCGGAATAAGTTAGGCGCGTATTTATTACGATACCGGAGCAATGAATTGTTAAAGTATAAGAAATTTGAAGATGGTGAGTTCGAAGTTTGTGGATATGAAGAGGCCAATGGAGAGGATGTCGGAACTATTATTTGGGAATGTTATTATGTTAGTAGCGAAGGAAAGAAGGAAAAATTTAAGGTTAGACCAAAAGGTTCGAGAGAATTTAGGAGAGAATTATTTGAAAATGCGGTTAAGAATTTCAAAAAGATGTATTTGGGAAAATTACTGACTGTGCGATTCCAAGAGATTAGTAAGGATGGATGTCCCAGATTTCCAGTTGGAATTGGTATTCGCCATGATATTTGAATTATTTATCAAAATAGACATTAACAGTTGCTCCAACTGGATTATTAATAGTGAATTTTTTATTAGTTGTTTTATTGCGGTATACATTTCCTCGGATTGAATAATTTTGCTTACAGTCCATACAATAAAAGTTAAGAACCTGACCGGAATTATTCTGAATATTTATTGTTAGATTTGTTTTGAGGGCACGGTTTTCAAGGAATATAAATGCTTTTCCTGTATTATTTAAATTAATAGTTGAAATTGTGGAATCTAATTCTCTTGGATAGAACGCCCATGGTTTTACAATTGGACGATTATATTCATATTTGATTGGTTGGAGATTGTAAAATGTAAACCATTGATTTGTAAGATAAAAATTAACTGCATCATTATTACTACCGAATGTAATTGTTTGATTTGGTCCAACAATCATTGCGGATTGACTTTGATTTGATTCTGGATTAATTAAGTTGACTCCATATGTACTGATATATTGAGCTGGAATTTCAGTAATATTATACATCCAACGAAGAGCAAGGGCATCTAATGGTAAAATCGTTTGTGGATAACCAGTTAAATTTGTATCATAATCATAATCTCGTGGTAGGAAAAAACGAGTATCAACATATGTCATAACTGTATTAAAAACAGTATTTTGTATATAACCTGCGATTGCTGGATAACCAACGCTTTTATTAAAAGCAATTGCTGGCATAATTGTAGAACCAGAATCTATTGTATGAGGATGTGATAATCCAAAGCCATGCCCCCATTCATGGATAAATGTTTCATACATAATTCCTCCTTCCTTAATATTTTCTGTATTTGTTAAAGAATTATTTATAAAATAAACAATTTTATTATCAACAAATATTGGAAAATTTTTTAGATTAATTGTTCCATAACATGCTCCAAAATCAGGAATATCATCATGAGTCATATCATTTAATAAAACACAAACAATATCACAACCAGTATAAGTATTTACAACAGTCGAAGTTGTTCCAGTAAAAGTAGTATATATATCTAATGCTTTTTTACATTGTGTTTTTTGTTCTGATGACCAATTATCCGCAAATGTAGAATAATAATTTAACTTTTCTTCAATTGCTTGATTTACAGTTGGTGGTTGAGTAGGGTTATCAGTTGATGTCCAAAAATAAACATTGAAGTTAGAAATCTGGGTTAAATCAAATACATACTGACCGGTAATTGAAGAACAATATGGATTATGAGGAAGTCGTTTAATAATAACTTGACTTGGTGCAATTGACTTATCATTTGATACTAATCCCTTTTCTTTAATATACTGTTTTATTCTTTCTTCTATCTCTGGAGTGTTTCCACAACGATACTTTTGTTTTTCAGGATTTATTTCTTTTTTATTTTCAATTGCTTGTATTGACCTATTATTAATATTACGAGTAATTGTAGTTTCATTAAAATATATTTTAACTGGCTTACTATTTGGATTGTTAATTGTAATTGTTTTACCAGTTGCTTTATTACGAATAACAATATTTCCAGTGATTGAATATTTTGCTTCCGAGTCCATTATATACAAGAAAAGCTTCTGATATATACTTTCACTAATTAGATTAATTGTTAGGTTAGTAGTAAGGGCACGATTCTCAATGAAAATATAAGCCCATTCATTCTCCAAATTTAATACCGAAATAGTTGCATCAATATCTTTTGTATAAAATGATGTTAAATTTTCAAGAGTACGAATATATTCAAATCGAAGATAATTCAAATTATTAAATGTAAAATACTGATTTGAAAGATAAAATGCAATATCTACGCATCTTGAACCAAATGTAATGTTTTGATTTCTTCCAACAATCATTTTGGAATGATATATATCATTGAACCCTTCATTAATTAATTGAACTCCATAAGTGCTTATATATTCGACTGGAACTTGTTCAATATTATACATCCATCGAAGACCGAGAGCATCTAAGGGCATAATTGTTTCGGGATATCCCCAATCATTAGTATATATTACTATATTTTCTAGCATAAAAAATTGGGTCCAGTTATATGTCATAACAGTATTAAAAATATTATTTTGAATATAGCCTCCAATTGATTGATAATTTTTTGGTTCTGTTGGTAAAACCCCCGGCATGATAGGCGAACCGATTGCGATAATTGAATCATCATCACTACTATCATCATGAGGATGAGCAAATCCGAATCCATGACCCCATTGATGAATCATTACATAATACATAAATGTTCCTTCATCAAGATTATTCTCATATAATAAATTACTATTTATAAAAAAAACAACTTTACCATCAACATTAAAACCATCAACATTATTTTTAATAAAATATGGACCAAAACATAATCCAGCGAAATCAATAAAAGGAACTAAAACACAAACAATATCACTATTAGCATAAGTCATATCATCTGGTGCAGTTGATGTAGTTCCAGTAAAAGTCGTAAATATATTTAATGCTTTTAGACATTGTGTTTTCTGATATTCAGTCCAATCAACAGATACATGTGGATCACAGTATAATGCAATTACTGTATTAATTGCTTGATTTACAGTTGGTGGTTGAGTAGGATTGTCATCTTTTGTCCAAAAATAAACATTGAAATTTGAAATTTGAGATAAATCAAATGCATATTTTCCAGTTATTGAAGCACAATATGGATTATTTGGAACATTTTTAACTATAATCTCATTTGATTCAATTGATTTATCACTTTCTAAAATATCAGTGTATAAATTTTTTTCTTTAATCAATTTTTGTGCTTCTAATATAAACTCCGGAGTATTTCCGCAACATAATGTTGGTTTTTGTAAATCAGACGATTTCTCATTCAATTTTGATAAACGATTTAATTTATCTTCCATAATATACAAAACAAAATAATTCGTAAATATAATTATATTAATTTCTTAGATTTATTTATGAGTAAAGATAACGAACTTGACCCAATCGAAGAGATTGAAGAGATTGAGAATGTTGAACAAGATGAAGAATCTGATTATGAAGATGAAGATGAAGAAGTTGAGCAAGATGACCTAAAAGTATATGTTCCAATTTCATTAGATGATTCTTATTTTGGAGCAGTTAAGAAAATTTCATTTGAACGCATGTCTCTTAATACTAATTTAGAATTAGAAGATGGAGTTGAACCTGTTCAAAAATTTGAAAAAGAATCAGTTGATATGGAAATAACAATACCTAAGGGAGCAATGATTGGAGAGTATCAGTTGTTTAAAAATCAAGGAAATACTGATTCAAATAATAAAACCGGTGATTTAGTATTCATCTATATTGATGAAGATGATGAAGATGAAGAAGATGAAGAAGAAGACGGCGCAGATGAAGATGAAGATGAAGAAGAAGACGGCGCAGATGAAGATGAAGATGAAGATGGCGTAGATGAAGATGGCGCAGAAGATGAAGACGGCGCAGAAGATGAAGACGGCGCAGATGAAGACGGCGCAGAAGAAGACGGCGCAGATGAAGACGGCGCAGATGAAGAATCATCTTATCAATCAAGCAATTCCTCCATCCCTAAAAAGAAGAAGTATGATTTTGTTCGTGGTCAAAACAATAATTTAGAGATTACTCTCCCAATTTCATTAAAAGAATATTATTTCGGAGTTGAACGAAGCATCAAATATTTCGGAGACAAACAACTTAATTTAGTTTATCCATTCAATATTGACACACATTCATCTTATGTATTAAGTGGGTATGGAATCAATGGCGCAGATTTCATTGTTAATTTTGAGCTTGAACTTCCAGATGAAATCCCCAAAGAACACGAAAAAGAATTTAGCGCTTTACTTGATAAAATCTGTGAAAAACATAATACAGTCGATTTCAAGCAACTTGACCCCTCCGAAATAAATATTCTTGATAAGTGTGAAAATGAAAGCGAGGATGAAGAACAAGATGATATAGAGAATTCACATCATGTCCCATCTTGCGCCCAACAATAATCTTTCTTTATTTTCTTTATAATATATAAAATGATATATTATAACTTAAACTTTCTATATTCAATAATAATAATTATATTAATCACAATTTATTTCTTGGTCGAACTTGGAAAAACATCAAACGGGTATGTATTCGAACATTTAGAGATTTCTAAAATAAGTTCAATTGAAAAAATATTTCCAAAAATTAAAAAAATAAAATTATTTAACTTTAAAACACGTGAAAATATAAAAAGAAATGATGTTA